CACCACCTAGCACTATCCTGCTTGCCGTCAACACGCCAGAAGACGCCCAGGCCGTGCCACTGGAAAAGTACGGTATACCGCCACTGGTTCCTGCAACAGTAAACGCTGGTGTGGTGGTTGGAGTGGCAACAGACACAATGCCGCCCGTCCAGCTTACACTTGTCACCGTGCCCACAAACGCATCGTTGCTGGTGATTGTGAAATTGGGATAAGTCCCTGTCACGACCGTCGTGCCTGCGCCCGTCAGCACCACCGTCAAGTCCGGCAGGCTGTTGGTAACGGTAATCGTCCCGGCGCCGTTGGTCACGGTGATGCCTGTGCCAGCCGTCAGCGTGTTTAGCGAATAGCCCGTGCCATTGCCAATCAGCAGCTTGCCGTTGGTTGGAATTGTCCCAAGGCCCGTGCCGCCGTTGATGACCGGCGTGATGCCGAGGCCGGAGCCGGTAATGGTATAGACGTTGTTAAGCCAACGAAACCATTGGGTCGTAATCTGCCCGTCTTGGGTAAAAGCAACCCGAGGCGCAGGGATTTGGGTAATGTCTGCCATATCAACTTGACGTTGGACTCAGCACCAACTCAGCGCCCATGATGGCAATCTTTACCGGGTCAGTGCCGCTAACCTCGTAGACCCGATCTCTGGATGAGCCAAGCCGCCGCCAGAAAGTACGGTAGCCGTACTCACCAATCTTGCCCATGCTTGTCCAATGCTCACTTGACCAAGTGTGACCGCTATCGTCGCTCCAGCGCAGCATGACTTGCGGGTCATAGCCTGGGGTGGCTAGGAATGACTCGGTGACAATATCCGCGCCGTCAATGTCTGGGCCGGTGTAGGCAAAGGTCACCAAGTTTTCACCCGGCAGGCCCAAAGACGGTTCAGTGATGATCTCAAGGCCCGACTCGGTTGCCAGATATTCCCAATCAAACTCGGCAATCAGTTGGTAACTTGGCCCTGCTGGTGGGACGTTTGCCAACTCAGTAAGGATGCCGTCAGCAGTTTGTTCTGGCGTAATGCCTAGCCCTACGCCTGTCTCAGCGTCAAGCTGCAAGGTGTGATGGGCTGTGCGCTTGAGGTTGTTCTGGCCTGACGGCAACGCCCTCCATGAGCGTAGCCACTTTTGAATGTTGCCGTTGTCAGCGTACACATCCAAGTCAAAAGCGTAGATGTTGCCGTTAACGTAATCGCCCAGCACGATTTGGCTGTTAAACGCCATTTGGCAGTTTGACCTGTGGCGCATAAACAGGCCGTTGTCAAACCCAGCACGTTCGTGCCACGCCTGGGTGGACACATCGTAGACCCAAGTGGCGTTGCCAGTGGGGAATGTCAGAACGTAGAAGGCATGGCCTTCTTGCTGGTATGTGTAGGCAATGGCGTCAGAAATGTCGCCGTACTGGGCAATGGCAAACTCAATGGCGTGGGTGCTAACCCGAGTGCCGGTGTAACCATTAGCCCGATAAACAATGCCTTGGCCTCGCGCATCTGCGCCTAGCCAGAAGATGCCGTTGTCCAGCTTGGCAACAGAGAAGGCCGCAGCGCAGCCAATCTCGTTAAACGCGCCCTGGATGCGGGTCATGGGAAAGTCGGCAGCGCCAGAGTCGTACCAAACCTCGACTGAGTTAGTGCCAAACAGCCAAATCTGCCCGTGGTCAATAATCATGCTGACCAAACCGTCAGGCGAACCTTCGGCACTGGCAAAATCAAGCGGGTCAACCGATGAGCCGTCCAGCAGTTGCGTCACCCAGAATATCTGGCTGTCAGGCTGGATGAAGACAAAGTAACCGTCCAAGTAACCAACGATTAGCGCACCAGCAAAGTCAACGTCAGTAATCTCGGCAAAGACTGCCGTGCTGCTGTTGTAGATGTAACCCGGCCCGTTGGCTGCAATAAACAACTGAGTGCCGTTGTCGCTCATGCTGACCGGGCCAGTGCCTGCTACCGTGCCACGCAAGGTGGCTACATAGCCCGTGGTGAAGCTGTAAAGTTCCGTGCCACTAACCACATAGCCAACGCCGTTAAACGTCCACAAGCCTCGTATTGGCCCCGTCCCAACCGTCACCAGCAAGTCAAGCCCAGGCGCTCGGTTCAAAAACCCGCCTGTCTCTCCTCCGTCTGGGACGACTTCTGGGAAAAGGTTGACCATCCTGTTATCCGCAGCATTAACGCTACGGGCAACATAGGCTGAACCGAGGATGGGCGACTTCATTACGCAGCAACAGCTTTGATGACGGCAAAGTTGAAGACTGGCGTTTCAGTGGTTGTGCCGCCAGTGGTGCGGAATGTCAGGTTAAAACTTCCTGCCGCCACTGCCGTCACCATCAAGTCGTACAGATCAGTGCCTGACTTTTGATTGAGGATGATTACATCCGTTGCCGCCACGGTGCTGTTGGTCACGGTAAAGGTTGCCGCAGTGGTTGAACCCGCTGCGCTAAACATAGTGATAGCACCAGTTGTTTTGTTCAGCGTCACGCCTGTTGTGCGGCTGGTTGCTTGGGTAACAGCACCGCCAGCGCCTGTTGCGTAGCCTACGCCTGCCGTGCCAGAGGATGTGACTGCACCAGTTACTGCTAGGCTAGTGCCAGTGGCTGCACCGATTACTGGCGTGGTCAACACCATGCCCGTGCTGGTACAAGCGCTAATGTTGCCGCTGGTCACTGTACCCAGAACAGGCGTCACCATCGCAGGGCTGGTGAACAGCAGGGTCTTGCTGATGCTCTTGGTTGTGCCAGCTTGGACAAACGGAACAATGTCGGCAGCGTTGATGACGGTGGCAACGGGCAGACCGGAGATGGCAACGGTAGTCATAATTAAAAATTCCCAGCGTAGATGTTGTAGCGTTGACGATTAGCAACTATGCCGTAAGGCATTGCCATCACATCGTCAGGATTATTGATGCGCTTGATGTTGCGCTTGGAGGTCATAGCAATCCGCTGCACCTGTGGGCTTGGCTCAACGCCAAACTCAGCGGCAATCTCACAGGCCAAGTTAAACCTAAAACACCGTAGGTAGCCTGGAGGGAAGGACAACGTAGTTGCCAGTACCGCTGGCTGCGTCAATTCTTCCACCGACACGATGTGCCATTCCAGTGGCGCAGTAGGCACAGGGTACACCGTCAACGTAATGTCGGGGTAGCCCATGTTGACGTACAGCACCTGCGGGTAGGTGCTGGTTGTGTTTTTGACAGCAATGCCGTTGTACTGCTGCTCGTTAATTATCTTGATGCCATACGAAGTACCGTTTGAGGTATCTTTGAAGTAGGTGGCATCGTCAACCAACACGGGCCGGTTGCCAACAAAGTTACCTGTTGGGCCTAACGTGCGTGTAGCTTGACTTACAGGCCAAGTGAAAACTTGGTCTTGCGTGGTGAACACCGACAACCGCTCAGTGTTCCATGAGTCGATCATCTGGTTGAGCGCTGACAGTGCGTCAGCAGACGTAGCGGCTGAAGGTGTCTCAGCCTCTGCCAACATCCCAATTAGGCGTAACGCCCCGTTTATCTGGTCGCCAGCAGATGTGGTCATACCCTATGCTCCTGCGTCAATAACCTCAACTCGGGGCCTGCCACGGGGACGTTTCATTTCGTTCACCGTGACAGGCTCGTCTACCGCATCTACATCAAACCTCACCCAGCCGTTCTTTTCGTCATAAACGGCCTCTGCTTCCATGCAAGCGACTTTTGACCCATGCACGGGGTGACGTAAGTAGATGACTGCCATAGGTTTACATCAAAAATGCCGAATAAGCAGCATCGCCGGTTTTCACAAAACGGTAGGTGTGTGCGCCATGACGGCCCACAGTCACGCTACCAAAAATTGTGATGCCTGTGCCGGTTGTAACCGGAACAGTAGACGAACTACCGCTGTTGTTGTCGTTGCAAATAGTCAGATCAAAAGACGAACCAACTTTTGCGCTTGTAATAGCTGCGTCAAGCAACGCTGCGGTAGGCAGTGTCACAGTCAACGTAGCATCCGAGGCTTTCTTGCAAACAACCAAACCAACCGCCACTTGATCCGCAGTCAAAGTTGTGTCGCCGGTCAAAGTAGCTGGGATGGTTTGAACCCCCATTACTGCTTCAAGTAGGTTGCCGTCACCAAGTTGTTGACCGCCTGCACCATTAGGGAGAGCCATGATAATTTCCTTTCAAATGAGTTAAATCAACCCCACAGACGGCAAGCCATCTGGGGACGAATAGTGCTGAAACCGTACAGTACGTCAATACGGCAAGGCATACGGTCGTTGTTGATATCGTAAGCACGAACCACACGCATACTGATGCCGTTGTGGTTTGCACGAGCAGCCATGTCAACGCCCTGGGGCATAACGAGGTCAGCAGTAGCAAACGTAATGGCGTCCTTGTGGTAGATCATGTTTTGCGGATAGGCAGTAGATGCTGTACCAACAAAGGTCACGGCAGCGTTGTCAGCGGGGAAGCTGTTAACGGTAGCCAAGGCGCTTGTGCTGGTGTAGATTGGTGGGCTGATTGCCATGTTTGCCAAAGCATTGCTAACACCAGTTTGTGCGGCAGTCACAACAAATTGCTGTAGCGAACCAGTTGACTCACGGGTCTGTGGGTTAACTGCAAACACGTTTGCAATCGTAAACACATCACCAACAGTCACTGTGTCAGTTGCACCAGTAAGGCCGTCAATGCTGATGGTCGATTGGCCTTGGGTGCTAACAGCACCGTTAACCAAAATCGTACCGGCACGGGAGCCAGTGGTGTGAACCTTGATGGATTGGCTCATGTTAATTTCGTCAAAGCCCAACACGCCAGTACCCATCATGCCGTTCTTAAACTGCTTGCTGATGGTGTCGGTGGGATTAAAGAAACCAGACAGGCCGTTGACCAAGCCAGCGTTTGCAGCAGGGTTGACGGTAGCGTAGCGAGGAGCCATACCAGCAGCCGATTCGTTGAGTTTTTGCTGCGCTTGCAACAGAACCAAAGCGGTAGCTGGGGATACGCCAGGAGTGCCAACGGTGTTGAAAATGGCTTTGTAGGCATTAGCAACGTCAGCGTCAATGCTGGAGGCCAACTGAGAGATACGGGGCTTGAGAACCCGCTCTGCAAAGTCGTCCAATGACAAAGTCAACTCGGCGGTGGTGAAGTTCACACCGATGTGCTTTTGGGTAGAAACCGTCAGCGTGGTGCTTTGCTCGGCATCGTCCTGCACTTGCAGGGCTGCACCGTCAGTCACCAGTGCCCGGTCAGGCAAGCGAATACGCAGGGTAGAGCCGATTTTTGCACCACTTACAGCAAAGCTGTCGTCGTACTGTCGGTTCACGTTGCGGGTAATTACCAGGTTGTTCTCAAGAATCTCAAGAGCCTTCCGAGTAATCATGTCAATGGTAAGAATACTGTTAGCCACAATTTTTCCTTAGAAAATAAATTAAAACTTTTTCGCCTGCAACGCTTTCATTTGTCGCGCTCTGTCGGCCTCAATCCACTGGCTGGTACTCATGGTCTTGATAGACCGTGGATCAGTTGTGTCATAAGACCCAGAACCCACCCCTCGGGCGGTAACTGGTGAAATCGGCTCAGGCGCACCAGAAGTACGCTTTTGGACGGGGTTCTCGGCTAACCTAGCCTCAAGTCGTCCAATCTCTTTAGCCTGCAAAATAGGCGCTAGTCGAGAAATACGATCTGCCTCTTTCGGAT